AATTGACGCAACACCTCAAATGCCGACGTGCGAACGATGTTTCCATCATCATCGCGGGACGTAAACAACCCCGCATCAATCGCCGTCAAATACAACGTGTCGTCCGTTGTCGAATACGTTTGATTGTATTCCCACCAATCGACGGACGTTTGCAAAAACGCATCGGTTGACGTCCACAAATCGGTCAAACCGGTATCGGTCAACGCGTTGATGATGACGTCCGTGACGCGCGTCAATCCGAAATCATTTTGCGTGATGTCGTTCGCGGAATCGTAATCGATACCATTCAAACGATTCAATCCGTCGGTCGCGGTGATTTCATAGATGTATGGTTGTGACGCGTCCTCAATCGTAACGAGGTCCTGCACGATCCACCCCGCCCAAAATAAACGATAAACAACGCCCGACGTCAATCCCAACAATTCGGTGACGTCCGCCGTCAAACACGATGGTGATTCAATGGTTCCGCCGTCCGCCAAAACGCGGGAGGTGAATTGTCCCGTCGCGACTTGAATCGGTGAATTGTCAAAATATCGTTCACCCTGCAACAATTCAACAACCGCATCGCGAACGCATCCGGTCGCCTCAACCGAACCGCCATCCGCCAACACACGTGCGACGAAATCATCCACGCCGTCCTGCGTCGTTTCGCGGTACACGACAATCCGGTATCGGTTCTCTTGGTACCCCTTTAACGAATCAATGAACGTTTCAAATTGGCCGTCGTTTGAATAGGCACCAACGCACAATTTAGAACCGATAATCGGTGAAACAATGTCGTCGGTTTCGCCCGTGTACTCTAATTGAAAACCACGTGAATCGACGTTGAATGTGTAGGTACCACCCAACCATTCGGAATCATGGATTTCAATTTTGTACGAATCGCCGTTGTCGGACGTGAATTCGGATTTGAAACGTATGGCCATATTAGAATCCGCGGTATCGTGAACGTTCGCGCGTCGCGCGCTCTTGTGACAATAGAATGTCGGAACCCTGTATGCGTCCCGTGACATTTATATTTTGCGCGCCGCCGCCCATGAATCCATCCAGTTTGTCCAACGGAATCACCGCCTCCGGTCCGCGGCCCTCGCCAATCATCGCCAATGTTGGTCCCGTGACAATACCGCCCTCGGCCATCATCGGGACGTTTGCATCAGCGGTTTTGGCCAATGAACCCTTCACCGCGCCGGCCAATGCCAACAACGCAACACCGCCGGCAATGGCCAATACTGGGTTCAATGATTGAATCGCCGCCTTAATACCCAACAACGCGATTCCCGTTTCAATTGCGATGTTGCCCAATTGCGTCAACAATCCGGCAAACGATTGCAAAACGAATGTTCCCAAATCGGCCATCGATGCACCACCAACGGCCATTGCGCCCAGCATTTCACCGAATCCACCGATGAATGAAACGGCCGCCGCGTTGATTGCCTGCGTGATATTGTTCGACATATCAAACGCCGCCAAACCAACGGCAATTTGTCCGTCGGACATTGGTTGAATGAATTGGCGTTTGATTTTATCCGATGCCGCGGTCATTGCCACAACCATCGAACCCATCGATTTGGAACCAACGGAGGCCATCCGTGCCAATGCGCCGGTTGCGGAATTTGCGGCCGTTACAATCGTATTCGACGCGTCCTCCGTTACCTCGGCACCCTCGGCGATAACACCGCCGGAAACGCCCGCCGTTGCCGCGGCCTTACCGCCGAACAATGAACCCAAATCCTTTTTCAATTCATCGGCGACCTGCCCGATGCTTTTGAACGCCGGCACGATTTCCATCGTGAATTTCTTGATCGGCGCAATGCTGATGGTTTCGAAACCTAAAAGTCCCGCAATGGCATTGAAACGTTCAATCAACGAATTCAAAATGCCGATGCCGACATTCGCCAACCCCTTCAACGCATTCAACGCCGTACCCTTGAACGCCTTGAAATTGTAACCGACATAAATTGCCGCGGCCGACAATGCGGCAACGGCGGCAACGACCAAACCAATTGGCCCAATCAATGCGCGCATCCCTTGAATTGCAACAAAACGCATCGCCGCGCCGACTTTCATCAATATCGGTGCCAACACAACGAAATTGCGATACAATCCACCGGCGATGAAAATCAACGGACCGGCCGCGGCGGCCAATGCCGCAACCGCAACAATGATTGTTTTCAATGGTCCGGGCATCGCATTCAGCCCCTGCACAACCGACGTCAACACCTTGATGAACGGCGTGAATGCCGTTGATATGATTTGACCAACCGAAATCATCAATGCCTCAAACGCCGATTGCAATGATTTCATTGCACCGAACGTTGTGTTGTTCATCGTGTCGGCCATTTGTTGGGCGGCACCCGCTGAATTTTCCAATGATTTTGTCATTGGATCAATTTTGTCAACACCACCGGCCAACACCAACAATGCGGTTTGTGCCGAACGTCCAACCTCATCCTTCGCGTCCGCCAAACCAATGCCGGCGGCGGCCAATTGTTTGATTTTTTCGGTAACTGGTTCGGAACCCGCGCCCAATTCGGAAATGATACGTCGCAATGATGTTCCCGCCTGCGAACCCTTAACGTTCGATTTGGCCATCACCGCCAACATTGCCGTCGTTTCCTCAATTGATAATCCCGCCGATTTAGCAACCGGACCAACATATTTCATTGATTCGGCGAACGTTTCCATGTCCAATGCGGACGTTGAAAACGATTTCGCCATCACATCCGTGACGCGCGATGTTTCGGATGCATCCATTTGGAATGCGCCCAATGTTGAACCCGCAACCTCGGCGGCACGCGCCAAATCGGAATCGGTCGCTTGCGCCAATGCTAATGTTGCCTCGGTCACTTGCGTGATTTCCTTTGCCGTGAAACCTAATTTCGCGAATTCCGTTTGTAGTTCGGCAACCTGCTTTGCCGAAAATATGGTTGATGCGCCCAAACGCTTTGCATCCGCCTCCAATGCCTTGAATTCCTCGCCGGTCGCGCCCGATACGGCCTTGACCTTCGCCATCTGCAATTCAAAACCTTGGAACGTATTGACGGCAACGGCACCCATTCCAACAATGGGCGCGGTGACTTTCATCGTCAAATTCTTTCCGACGGCCTGCATCTTTTTGCCGGCGCGATCCATTGCCCGTTCCGCCTTATTCAGTCCGGAAACCAATGGCGCGATGTTCGCGAAGAACCGAAGGTTGATTGACGAAAGATTCATTTGTTGAATTTCTTGTTTATCGCATCTAAAACCTCACCGCGTGACCACACGCGTTTCGGTGCTTGTTTTTTCATTTCCCACGGGAACGTCATCAATTCCTTTGGCTTGATGCGCTTTTTCGTATGGGGCGCAATCGTCACCGATGCAATCCACCGGGCGCGTTCCCAGTCGCCGCGGTATTGCCTTTCTAACTTTTCCGAATACCCGTTGGACATATTTTGAAATTCCCGCGGGGTCATATCGTAAAAATCCGACGGCCTCAAACCCAATTGACCAAACGCGTACGATTCCAATGTGTCCCACGTTGGTGGTTCGGAATCGCGGCCCTCACCGCGTTGGCCGTTTATTTTTTTTCCTCGCCTCCGAATTGCTTGTTGAACGTGTCAAACGCGCGTTCCAAAATCGAATTGTCGTCATCTAAAAAATCACCGATGTCGTCAACCGATAAACTGAACGGCATTTTCTCCTTTCGTGCGCCATCCTTAAAACCACACCAAACCAATTTGATTGCGTGATCCAACGTGATGGTGTTTTGTAGATTTTGCAGTTCGCCCAATGTGGTGCCGGTGATAGCCGTGAATTCACGCAATGCATTGAACCCGAATCGTACGGGATAGCGTTTGCCGTTAATCTCAATAAACTCAACCATAGAAAAAAAATAAGGGGGACGGCGTTATTACCGCCCCCACAAATTTACAAAATTAGTTTGTTGATTCAGCCAACGCGCCAGTCCCTTCAAAAGAGAAGGACATTGAAACGTTGTCCTCCATTCCCGCCTCTTGGTCCAAACTGGTCAAGTAACCTTGACCGGAATAGTACTTTTCGTCGGTAGTGGTGGAGCCGAATTTCACATACAATTTGGTGCGACCGGTGAGGTAGCCCCAAAGATCGGAATATCCGTCCGCGCCCGTGATGTTGTAGGTCACCAAAC